CCGCGAAACTCCTATTCGACTGTGAATTGATGGGCGTTAAGCGCATGCGTGAAATAGTGAGATGGGCCGAGAAGCGGTGAGCCCATGCCGCACAAGCCGTTCAGCGCCCTGGTCACACTCCCTGCCGGGTCCGATGCAGAGAAGGGGTTCTATGCCTTCGGCGTGGGAGAGGGGGAGCAACTGAACATAACTCAAGCCGGCTACACTGGCGGCGATAGTGTCGAGGTGTACCAACTCATGATTATCCCAGTTGGTGCGACTTCAACCCTGTCCGATGTAGCCATTGACCAAAGTCTGGGGATGGTCCCTCTCTTCTCCCAAATGAAAGGGGGAGCCACTGCACCAATGGCTGAGCCTCCGGTCCTGTTCGGGACCCAGCCAGTCATTGTGCCGGGGCCGTGTTCTCTCGTTATCTGCGCCAGCGCCGCAAATACAGCCGCTTTCGTCGTTTCGATCTGGGGAACGGTTAGTCCGTTGGGGGAGTCGTTGTGAATGCCCCGAACAAAGCCCACAGAAGTCATAGTCCACAGAATTGAACTGGGAGCCTGGGAACGGGACCATCTCTCAGCCGTCTTCGCTACGCAAGCGGCAAAGAACCTAGCGGAACCAGCCATCGCTCTCATCTCAGACGTCTCGGCTATGTCCCTGCTCCTGGGAGGAGCCGCAGCCTGGACGGGGTTTCAGTGGGTACAAGGGCAATATGAAGATACTGTGGAGATGATTGACGACTTCCGAACTCAACTGGATGCCGCTGGGGGCTGGGAAACGGTGAGCGCTCCTGGGGGACCCGGAGAGAGGGGATTCCAGGAGGGTTCACCGTTCCCCGACTTCTTTGATAGATGGGTCTGGGGCATTATCTCCTGACCGGCATGGCGCACAATCTGGAAAATATTTCTGCCCCTCCAATGGGGGGTCTGAGCATCATTTAGGCCACAATCGGCCCATTAGACGGGCCAATCTTCCAGGTTTGGAGTGATTACGTGCTGGCTTCGCATTTCCAGATATAACCATATCTTCAAACGAGAATAGAGGAATATTGACCTCTTCTGCGTTCTCTTGAACCAGTACATGGTCAAGATAATCTGGATTCGGGTTCGCGGCGTATTTCGATTTCATATTCGAGGGTCGCCGGACGTAATTCATCCAGGCTTCATGATCTGGCGGGCCAGCCGGCCAGCACTTCATGCATCTCGGTTTCATGGTCGGGATGCATAGCCTCGAGTCATCATCTAGTCGCTTGCACTGGACCCATTGACCGTCCTCGGCCAGGTGATGCCTGATTAGGCACTCACGGACGAACCTTGAGAAGTTAGGGATATTTGCCGCCAACTCTGCAGTCTGAGGGTCGAGGCTGATACTCTTGATGATTGAACTCAATTTACCAACCCCCTCAATGAATGAGTGATGCCGCGCACAGTGACGAAGCATTGTTTATCCTGGATGGCTCGACATGCCGCCCAGTCATCACACTCCCAGACTATCTTACAATATCTGCATTGAAACTTCATGACCAGTCCTCCAGAGTGTGTGCGCCCTTTTTCCAGAGTGAAACTATCGTGTCGTTGTGATTCCCTCCGAGATTGGCGCACCAGACCTCACAGAGGTCGAACGTCGGTCGGTGGCGTGTCGTGTTGTAGCCGAACTTGAGCAACAGTCCCCCAGGCTTGAGAATGCGCTCAATCTCGCCCATCGCCTCTTTGATGTAGCCGGGCGTGGTGTATATGTTCTGATGGCCGACCTCATACCTCTCGGCTTGACCCTGTGAAAAGGGCGGGTCAAAGATAACCCCGTCAAAGAGGCCGGTCGGAAGGGATGCTAGAAAATCAACAGCGTCGAGATGGTGTGTCGCTTCAGTATCTGGGTCTATGTCGTTTGTGTACTGGCCAGCGATGGAGCAATTCCGAGCGAAGGGGTCGCATATCTGAAGGCCTGGGTGTTCAACTCCGGGGCTGGGAGATAGATGGAACATAGCAGAGTAAAGGGCGTTCATACCCCGTCGGAAATATACTGTCTCATGCGTGTCTAAACTGGCATTCGATGTGATTCGGTGCATTTTCAATCCGACCGCCTCCTTCGCGTGTGTCCGAACCAGTAATCACCATAACAGGAATATTTCTGGTTGCTTGCATATTTGGGATTAGTTCCCCTGCGAGGTTGCCCTAGAATCAATTGACGGTGTTTCTTGAGCAAGTGCCGCCTTAGACGCCTGCATTCTGCTTGAGTCCCCTGGATGCGAACCTTGACCTTCACAAGAAGCACCCCCCTTGACCTTCGCAGTCATCAAAGCCAGTCGAATCAATCTCAAATCCGAAGTCGGCCAGAGTGTGCGAGTGGTTGAACTGCTCAAGGGACTCCCGAGAGCGAAAGAGTCCTTTCAGATTGTGTTTACCCATCCGACCGGCTCGGTCCAGATCCAGAGCGACCTCAAAGAGTTCGGGATGGTCGCCGCGAAGGGATGACCAACCGTGCCGGCTCTGATATGGACACATGAAGCACCCTGACTTCTCAATCTTGAGCCAGGGGTAATTCTCAGCCAGATATCCGATGCAATCTTGACGGGTCCAGCCCATCTCAATAAGAGGAAAACGATTCTCAATGTACTGGACATCAGAGGAGCGCATTCGATGGCTCTCGTCCGTCGTGATGCCCAACCACATCTTCGCCCAGGGCTTAGGGCCTGTGCAAGGCAACCTCGCCCGCACGGAGCGTCTAACGGGTCGAATCTTCCATTTGACGGTGCAGATGGCTTGACCTATCATCGGGAGTGTCTCGCGCTTGCGATAATCCTCATGCAATTTGCTTCCGGCGCTGACGGTGATGAACTCGACACCCCCAGCCCTGCAGAGCCTGGATATCTGTTTGACCGTCTCATAGGTTCGCGGGCGTTCAGACCCAGTATCTGCGAAGACTACCAGGTCAGGTTTGGGATGCCGGCCTTCAAGGGCCAGTAGGATGAGAGCCGACGATTGAACGCCGGCTCCGAAACTCAACACTTCCATATTGGTCCCTGCGTGTTCCCCCCTTTAATAATTATGTAAGAATGCTATGTTTTATTGAATTATTACTACTACTACTACCTAGATACCTGTCTGAGAGAGAGAGAGGAGAGAGAGAGGAGCGAAATCTTCATTTGAGGTCGGCTCCAGGGATGGGTTGGGGTCGGTTCGTGGACTTGTATCAAGCAGTATGCATCCTGATTGCTTCTCAGGGTATCTTTTTGGTTGTGTTTGCATGGTATTTCTCAAATATGCTGGATGATGCAATAGAAGAACTCGATGCTCGACTGGCTCAGGCGTTGAAAGCGACAATTGAGTCGCTTCCGTTCGGGGATGTCGAGCCCCCCAACCCCCTCTTGTCTATCCTGGCTCAGCATCTCGGAAAATCTGTTGAAGCCGGGCCGAATCCCATCATCGAGGCAACCGTTCGAGATGCAAAAGGCCGGTTTGGATCTGGAAATGAATAATAACCAGGTAATCCCCGACCTGGCTAATGGTGAAGCGCAAGACCAAGCGGCGAAGGGGTCCTAAGACTACTTCTCTGTATGATGTAGCGGTCGCCTATGGGAATTTTACCATCTTAACCGAGGGTGCGCTCGGGACCTCCCCCTGGGGCCTGGTGACGGGCGCAACCGACCTATCTCAGAGGCCTTCCGGTGCTATCGGTGGCCTTGACCGTTCAATGATTACATCGGGCGCATCCAGCCTGAGCCTGGGCGACATCATGACCGAGCCCGGTCTAGCATTTTCTCAAATCCAGAGCAATATATCTGAAAACTGGTTGCCGATGGGGATAGCCGCAGTGACTTTTAACGCTGGCGCGAGAATCTTCAAACGCACTATGCGCCAGCCGATAAATACCGTTAATCGAGTGATTTTCAAGCCTCTAAGACTAGGAGTTAGGATATAAAATGGCGAACGTCAATTGCTACGGCTCAACCATCTCAACTTCGGGTGGTATCGTCCCTTTGACGAATGCGGCAACAACTGAGGCCACTCAGGACGAGATTCGGACAGATTCCGCATATGTTGGGAGCGTCCAGGTTTACGGAACCTTTGCGACTCAGCAACACGGAAATTATGTTTGCGCGAGAGCCGGATTACAGGCCGAGAATGATTTCACCTGGGCGTATGTTCAAAGTGCCGGAAAAATAAAACTCGCCCTCCCCATCGGCGGCGGTGCAGGCACCTCGGGCGGCAATTGTGGCCTTCCGGCCCCACTGCCTTATCCAAAGCAGATATCCTCCGGAGATTCCATTCAAGTTATGGTGAACGCTGGTACTGACAGAGAAGCGGCGGTATCGGTTGCCTGCACAAACGGCGAATACCATGTGTTTTCAACCACTGTGTCTGGATCTGGCGAGCAGGAATTCACGTCAATTTTAGATGGACAATCTCTAGGATTGACTCTTCAGAATCGCACCATTAGTCACATGTTTGCGGTCGCAGGGGCGAATGATGCAGAACTCACTTCACCCGTTTACGTCCTCGATGGTTCCGGCATCCCAATCGGGACAGTCGCGTTCACGGCTGGGGCTGGGGATTGTCCGGCAACTTTCGCGCCAGTCAGAATTCCGGTAGCCCTGAACTCGAGAATGGTGTTCAGGACGGATGCATAGTGACGATTTCTAAGAGAGCCAAAGGCCGCTTCTCGATAATGAGCGCAAGTGAGAAGGCATCCGTCAAGAAGGCCGCGAAACTCCTATTCGACTGTGAATTGATGGGCGTTAAGCGCATGCGTGAAATAGTGAGATGGGCCGAGAAGCGGTGAGCCCATGCCGCACAAGCCGTTCAGCGCCCTGGTCACACTCCCTGCCGGGTCCGATGCAGAGAAG